TTATGGGCAGTTTGCGAGATAAAAGAAGATATTCACGGAACCGGTAGCACGGTCAAATACGATTTTTTCAATAATGCTTCTGGCGGCTTTGTTCTTTTCTTCCATGCCAATATCAGGATTGGTTATAACCTCATATACATTTTTGATACGGTCCATCATAATAGGTTTTGCTTCCTCCGGGGAAAGAGCAGGTTCTTCGATATGCTCTATTTTTTTCAAAAGCATTTCTTTTTCAGTCTGAATAATAGATTTGTTCTCTTTGTATTCTTCTAATGTGTCAATTCCATCCCGATAGGCTCGTTTAATGCGTTCCTCTTTTTTCTCAATCTCATTTAATCTGGTCAAAAGCTGCTGCTTTTGAGAAGAGTCCAATGTAGTCGGATTTAAAACATCAAAATGGATTTTACCGCTGGTTATAGCATCTTCTAAAGAGTGCATGATAACCGGCTCTAATTTTATTGCAGAGATGGATTGATTCGTATTACAAATTCCTTTTTGATATCCATAACATTGAAAATTAACATACATCCGGTCTTTCTTTTTAGAAGCAGTTCGCTTTACAACAAGTGTACGTCCGCAGGAAGAGCACTTTAAAAGGCTGGACAGCCAGTGATGGCATACAAAAGTAGGCTTGCGGTAGGCAGGCTTATAGGTACTTTCTATTCTTTTTTGAGCTTTGTCAAATTGTTCTTTGGAAATAATAGGTTCATGTTTTCCATCTGCAATAATCCATTCAGACTTATCACGGAGTTTATGATCCTGATCATGTTGATTCCAAATAGTTTTTCCAATATAAGTAGGATTTTTTAAAATATAAGTAACGCTGCGTCTTTGAAACGGCTTTTTGTGCCCGGTCTGGTATCCATGCTCATTTAAATACCGGACGATTTCAAAAATCCCCATTTTTTTCTCGGTATATAAGTCAAAGATCAGTTGAATGAGTTCGGCTTCTTCCGGGACGATCACGGGAGTCTGACGATAGCCGGGAATGCGATAGCCTAGAGGCGGTCTTGCCTGATAGTTTCCACGCATTGCATTTTCTGCCATACCACGCGATACTTCGCCGGAAAGCCGGATAGAATAATACTCGTCCATCCATTCTATGATACGCTCGATCAAAGAACCAAAAGGGTCATCGCTTATCGGTTCTGATACAGAAATAACATCGACATTCTCACGTTTCAACATGGATTTGTATACAATAGATTCTTCCTGATTTCTGGCAAAACGGCTGTATTTCCAGACGAGGATAACATCAAAAGGATGTTCCTTGGATTTGGCTTCAGCGATCATATTATTAAACTGTGGACGCTGTCTTGCACTTCTGCCGCTGATCCCGCTATCGATATAAATGTGTTCTTTTAATACAATGATGTTATGAGCTTCTGCATATTCCATAAGCAGGCGTTTTTGAGCATCCGGTGAAAGCTCTTCCTGCAAGTGCGTGGATACGCGGATATATAAAGCTCCATTTTTTACTGGTTGGATATCTGCCATAATGTGCCTCCTCCTTATAATATATTACGAAAATACGCGGGTATTAAAAAAATAAAAAAGAAGTGATATTGAGACACAGATATGTTTTTGGTTGGATGTTTCTTCTTGTCATCATATCATTTCATTCTCTTAAAAATGAGTATAAAAATAGCAGCTAGCATGGAACTGGTGTTCCGCTTGCGTAGTTGCTTCAAGAATGATACAATGTGCTTGCTTAGGAATTTTGTATCATTCTTGAAGCAGGGGCGGTTTTTATATATAATAATTTTTCTCTTTGGCCAGCAATACTATTTTTTGATAATTGGCAGAATTTTTGCTTTTCATATTTCTGTATCCGCCATATGATTTCGGCGCAACGTCTGGAAGATGCTCACATATCCAATCATAATCTTCGCGGTCTTTTGCATCGGATTCTATTTTTTTCATATATTCTTCATACTGTTCTCGTTCTTGTGCTGTTCGATCGTCTACAAAGGGTCTGTTACTGTAGGCAACCACATTATTATGCTGAGAAAGTGTCGGTACAGATATTTCGTAAAGAAACGGAAAAAATGATAGGTAACAACTGCAAACTTTGGAGTTTATGTATTCAAGAAAAATTTTTGTGTCTGGAAATCCATTTTTACAATTTTTAGAATAGATTCTGTCATGGTATTTTGCACATTCTGAGCAAGGTCTATTAAGTCTAGGAACTTCAATGTAATCTGATAAATCAGATAATTCCAACTGTTTTTCTGTTATAGAACGATTTTGGTTTGATAAGGTAGATTGCACATTCTCGTGTATACCGCGGGCTTCATCAAAGCGTCCTGCCAATTTTAAATATTTCTCAAGACGTTCATAATCTTTTGGGGTATATGTCATAGGAGCAAATGGCATAATTTCGTTAGATTTCTTTAAACATGCTATTGCCAGATCCATTTGCCCAGCTTTTTTGAATTGAGTTGCTTTTCTTTGCAATACATATTCAATGCTTTCAGTAAAATCGCAATTATATTCAAATTGACTTGTAGGTACGGGAATGCTGTTTATGTCTTCGAGTGTTTCCATTTTGTAATTTGAAGCTTTCGGATTATATCGTTCTGTTTTTAACAAGCGCGAAAATAGTCCCATATATAACACCTTCTTTCGTTTGTAATAAGAATATTTTACCACACGTATAGTATATCCTGCAATCAATGATGAGCAGAAATTTCTATTATATCAGCAGAGCATGTCTTATCGAAGTCTCCGTTTTTGATATGCTCAAGTTCGTGCTTGTAAGTTTGCACATTTCGATCATAAGACAAGCTAATATAGCCAGTACATTATTGCAAAAACTAATGAATGAAGATAAAACAATTGTTACATGTAATGAGCAGTTGTTGGAAATAATTTCAGCAGTTGAAAAAATAAAGATGAAAGAATATAATAGACTGGCAAAAGCAAATGGTATAGCAGGATGTAATAATATAAAAGATTTTAGAACAAGAGAAGATTTTGCATCGGCTAAAAGTTTATGTAATACGGTCATCTCAGATGTCAAACATTTTGCGGATGTTCATCATTGTACATATTCAGTAGATCAGATATTGAGTAAAATTGATTTGGCAGATATTAATGATTGTATTTATTATGACTATTGCAAAGAGAAAGGCATTGAGTTTTATACATTCGATATGGACATTGAAAAATTAGGTATGTTAGGAAACGTGCATGTATTAAGATAATAAAAACTCTTGGTATTCAGTTTGCCAAGAGTTTTTTATGATATTAGTTTCTGGAACATACCACAGTTGCATCGGTGCAACAACTTCCAGTATTTACCACGATACTTTTGACTGTATTCATTGTAAAATATAGTTGAGGTGTTATATGAAGATACTGCTTGAAGAAGTTATGATAACAAGAGACATCACATATCAGGAGCTTGAGAATCGAAGCGGAATCAGCAAAGCGACACTACACAGGATGGCGTGCGGGCGTAATTACACACCGATTGAATATCTGGAGAAGATAGCACAGGCGCTAAATATGAGAATCTCTGACCTGTATGATTCAGACTGGAAGTAGTTTTTAAGCTAAAACCGTGAAGCAGTATTTTTTTAGATACAATTTTTCATATATGAAAAATCTTGTGGATATCTATGGAAAATCTCATCTTGATGTCTTATAATTACGTCAAGAAGGGAGGAACAGTTATGAGAGAGTACAAAGGAGCTCTTTGTGAGCTAATTAATAAAATTGATAAAAAATCAAGCCTTGAGCGGCTTTATAAACTGGCGTTGTTTTTATATTTGAAAGAGGAGAGCTGAATAGTTCTCCTCTTTTAATATTATAAGGCTTTTTTTATAATAATAGATTCCCCGTTAAATTCAAGGGAAAGGGATTTGTTGTCAGGAGAAATTCCAATCTGATCAGCCCATAGCTTAGGAATGGAAACCTTGCAATTATAAGCATTCTTACTTGAATTTCCGCCGCATTTTCCAATAATCATATTCGCTTTTCTTTTTTCAGTCATCCCAGTTAATATCCTTTGCATTAATATATTCACCGTTTTCTGCTTTTTCCAGTTTTGTACGCTCTGATGGTGTGAGCTTAGTATAATCCGGGTCCCATGCGAGAACAAGGCGTTTTACAAATTCAAGGGCAAAATTCTGCTCCTGTGCCGGAAGCATTTCTAACATAGATACTGTTTGTTCAATCGTCTTTGTCATTTTTTTTCCTCCTTTGGAGGGGATTATTTATATATATCCCCTCGACTTCCAATGTCCATGATGTAAAGTATTTCAAGTTCGTTATCAGAAAGATACTTATAAATGATACGGTATTTTCCAACCCTTAGTCGATAACGACCATCTTTATAACCACTCATCTTTTTTATATCTCCCTCAGCAGGCTTATGAGTGAGTTTTTCGATAGCATTCAAAATCAAGTTACGTTGCGGCTTTTGTAATGCTTTTAAATATTTAACAGCTGATTTTTCATATTGTATTTCCAATTCCATTCCTCCTTCATCTGTATATAGTATATACCATTGGTAACCAATAGTCAAGAATTTTTTACATTTTTTCAAAAAAAGAAACCGCTGCATCACGGTTTCTCTTCACGAATTTTCTTAAATTTCTGTATTATCCGGTCTATTGCTTCTAAATCTTCAATGTCTAAGCTGGCTGCACCCTTCAAGATTGTCTTGTGCAATTCATTTTCGCCTGCCATGATCCTGTCGATCTGCTCCAGAAAAACTTCGTCTGAATCTTGAAACATTTCGCCTGATCCGGTGGTTAACCAAATATAATCGACATGGAACTCACGGCAGATTGATTTTATCATTTGATCTGTCACTCCGCGTTCATAATGTTCTATCTTGCTGATGGCAGTTTTTCCGACTCCAAGTCGTTCTCCAAATTTTTCAAGTGTCAATCCCAGTTCTTTTCGTAAAATTTTAACTCTGTCATTAATGTTTTCCATCTAAAGCCTCCTCTCTATTTGACCTCATATTATCACTTAAATTCTAAAAAATCAAGAAAAAAGTTGTCAAAGGGGATTTTTATATTGACAATAATGGCAAAGGGGATTATAATGTACCCATAGACAACAGATGAGCAACTATAACGAGGAGGTGTTTTTATGGAAGACAGAAAAAAAGAGTTGTTAAAAAAAATTGCAACCGAATTTCCTGCTTTGAAGGAAAGTGAAAAGTATTATATTGCCGGTTATATTTCTCACGCCGAGGATACCAGAGTGGAGAAGATGAAAGTGCAGACAGCGTAAGGAGGTGTGAACATGGAAGTAAGAGATTTTCTGGACAGCGAAATCAAACCGGATCTGGAAGTGGAATTAAAAGAATCACTGAAAAAGATCCAGCAGTCAGCACAGAGAACGCAGAAGAAAGGGGATCGATAATTTCCATGACAGAGCTCCTTTCATAATACTCGGACGCGGCAACGTCCTGTAAAGAAAGGATAGCACGGTAAGCACACAAGTACAAGCAGCAGAAGTATTAACTATGGACAATGCAGAAAAATAGCGAAAATGGGACAAGAAAATCACATACAGTGTAATGGAGGTGGTGTAAATGAAAATTATAAACGGATTCAAAGTAAATATGTATGTGAGGATTGGAGATCAACCACCTAAAAATTGGGAAGAGTTTACAAAAGAGGAACAGAGAGAAATTTCGCAAAAATTAAATGAACAGGCAGCAAGGTCATTTGCTATCAAAGTTAAGTAGACCGCTGAAGCGGTCAGAGGTGGACAAGCATGAGAAGAGTAGAAGACATTCTTTTTACATTTGGAATGACAGTCTTTATCATAGCCGCCTGTGGCTACGATGGACAACCTGTAATATGCGGGGGTATATCCATGATAGGTCTGTCGTTGGCATATTTTGAGTATTGGAAGAAGGTGAAAGAGAATTGAAAAAAGAGTTAAAGGATTTTGAAACATACGAGTTAGTAGAAGAATTAAGAAATAGAGAAGGAGTGGAGTTACATAGGGCAGATCCATATGAAGAAAAAGAATACAGTGTCAATGGTCCTGCCCTTGTACTCATCATTGTTGATTAACGAACTCTTCTGTAGCGGTAAACACCCTTAATATGAGCCGCTAAATATCCGCCTTTAGAAGATGCATTCATTAAAGACGAGTATACCGATTGAGGAACACCATAGTATTCATATAAACCACCGGAATGGAAAAGAACAGCTAGAGTAGTTCCCTCATATCCAACAGAATGGATGTTGGATGAAGTTACAGGAATCATATTCATAACTCATACCTCCCCTCGTTATGTACTCGGCATTTCTGTGCCTGTACAAACATTATAGATGGGAGAAATTGAAAAATCAAGGAAAGGGGGATTATAGATGGTTGCATCAGGACAAGAAAGAAAATAGCACCGCTAAATTCTTTGGCGAGAATCGGTGCTATTCAAACAAAAATACATAAAGCATTTTTATGTATTTTAGCATAGGTCATTAAATTTGAAAAGGAGATTTTATGAGTTATTACAGGAAATGCGAGGACTGTGGATGCACACTGGATCCCGGAGAGGGACGTATCTGTGATGAGTGTGCTGAAAAAATGCGGCAGAAAACAGATCGCAGGGCGGTGCTCCGTAAAATGATACTCTCGACAAATTATAAACAGATGGAAATGGAGGAATTTTTAAGATGATCAAATTAACGACAAAGGAATATAAGGAACTTGTTGAAGGAGCAGTAAAATTGAAAATTGTTTCTGAGTTTTTAGAAAAACAGGAGGATAACTATGTCAATGCCAAAGAACTGAAACTGATCTTAGGCTGTAAGGAAGAGGAATAAAGGAGTGGACAATTATGGTTTATGGACTCGCCACGAGTGGGACCAGCAGAAGAAACTCGAAAGACTTCCGGTGTGTGACTGCTGTGGTGAGCATATTCAGGATGAAACATACCATGAGGTTACGGGAATAAAGATCTGTGATGAATGTCTAAAAGGTATGGTCAGAAATGTGGAGGTATAAATGGAAAATTTATTGCAGGCAAATGAGATAAGTTGCAGGGTGCAGCAGATATCAGAAAAGGGATTGTCTTTGCTTTTGTATGTGACATCCAGAGATGGACAAAAACGTTTGGATGAAAAGTTTGGGGAACTCGGATGGCAGGATAGATATGAGGTGATCGATGGAGATTTGTATTGCATCATTTCTGTATGGGATTCTGAAAAAAAGATGTGGATATCAAAAGAAGATGTTGGAACAGCCTCTTATACGGCAAAAGAAAAAGGAAGAGCTTCGGATGCATTTAAAAGAGCCTGTGTGAAACACGGAATCGGGCGTGAGCTTTATACAGCACCATATATATGGATTCCAAGCAATTATTGCAACATTAAGACGGACTCTAACGGAAAAACGTCAACGAGAGATAAGTTTTTTGTCAATCGGATCTCGTACACTTCAGACAGGAAAATTGATGAACTGGAGATAGTGAACCAGAATATGGATGTTGTATTTAAACAGTATCCATCGCAGAAGATTGATGATATTAAATATTCCGTCTTGTTAGAAAAGCTAAAAGAAGCCCATGTAACAATGGAAAGTGCTGCGGAATTATTTCGTGTTGATACGTTGCAGGAACTGGACATTAACCAGTGGAATCGCCTGATCAGAAAATTAGAAGTCACGATTGCTGCAAATGCAGGAAAAAAGGAGAGTGATGACTAGTGGAAGTTACGGGGCGGGCAGTTGGAGCTTCATTGGATTTTAAGACCAATCATTTTTTGCTTACGTTTGAAATCAATGAGAATGAACTTGTAAAAAGTGAATATGACAGGTTGAAAAATTATGAAAAGCTCAAAATTAAGGCTACCAGGTACACGCGAAAACGGTCGCTGGATGCCAATGCATATTTTCATGTGTTAGTTGGAAAGATTGCAGAGGCATTGACAATCTCCAAAGCAAAAGCAAAAAATGTTCTGATCTGCCGATATGGACAACCTCAGTTATTACCGGATGGCTCGATTATGGTTTATAAAACCAATGCTCCGGAAGAATTTATGTGGGAGCAGGAAAGTATACATTGTATTCCGGTTAAATACGAAGCGGCAGCTACATTTTATAAAGTCTATCGCGGCAGCCATACATATGACACGAAGGAAATGTCGGCATTGATTGATGGGACGGTTGCAGACGCAAAAGAATTGGGAATAGAAACAGCTACACCGAATGAACTGATGCGTATGAAGCAGGAGTGGAATTTATGAGTAAAAAACTGTGGAGTGTTTTCACGGATGATATGGACCACTGCTATTTTACCGGGGCATCTCCGGTGGAGAGGCATCATATCTTCGGTGGAAATCCTAATAGAAAGCATAGTGAAGAATATGGCTTTGTTATACCACTCCGGCCGGATCTGCATCCCAATGGTGTGCACGCAGGGCAGGGGGCAAAATTGATAGACACAAAGCTCAAAACAATGGCACAGAAATATTTTGAAAGCCATTATGGAAGCAGGGAAGATTTTAGAAGAATCTTTGGAAAATCATACTTAGGTTGAAACACCTGTGCACTTGAGGGTGTGTACGAAAGAAACTGCTTATCGGTAATATATCACGCAAATAAAAGCCTCTGCCAAATGGCAGAGGGGAAAGGAGCGGTATGGAAAAATTAATGTTTACGATCCTTGGAAAGCCGATCACGAAAAAGAACAGCCAGAGGATCGTGGTCTGCAAGAACAGACCTATGATACTGCCATCTAAGGCATATTTGAAATATGAGAAAGACTGTAAAAAGTATATGCCGGATACAAAACAGATTGATTATCCCATAAATGTCAAGGCTGTCTATTACATGCCGACACGCCATCGGGTAGACCTTACGAATCTTCATGAGGCACTACATGACATTTTAGTTAAATATAACGTCATAGCAGACGATAACTGCAAGATTATTGTAAGCACGGATGGAAGTCGTGTACTGTATGACAGAGAAAACCCACGGACAGAGGTCACGATTACGAAAGCAGGTGGTGTTGTTGAAAATCATTGATTACATACCGGTCGGACATAAGAATGCAGTAACCAGAAAGCAGCTTGTTATTTTAACAGGACTTTCCGACCGGAAAATAAGAAATATGATACAGGAAGAATGTAACCGGGAACATCCCATTTTGAATATGCAGGACGGAAAAGGATACTTTCAGCCGGCATATGATGAGATGCATTTGGTAAGACTTTACCGGGTGCAGGAAAACCACAGAACCCTTACGAATCGTAAAAAGGTATCTGAAATAGATAAATACTTAAAATGCCAAAACAATGAACTGGAGCGTAATCAAATAAGCATCTCTGATGTGATAGGCGGTGGGAAATGAGAGAAAGTGTTGTTTTTTACCGCAGCTTTGCAGAAGCGATCAAGGCTCTTCCAAAGGAGGAGCAGTTAAAGGCACTGTGGGCAGTTATTAATTATGGGTTGGATGGTGTGATCCCAGAGGAACATGGAGTGCATACGGCGATCTTTTTAATGGCGAAGCCGCAGATAGATGCCAACAACAAGAGATACCAAAACGGAACCAAAGGTGGCAGACCTGTAACCAAAGATAAACCAAACGATAACCAAGATGAAACCAAACCAAAAGCAAACGATAACCAAGAAATAACCAAAGACAAACCAAACCAAAACCAAGATAAAACCAAAGCAGAACCTAAGGAAAAGGATAATGTAAAGGAAAAGGTAAAGGTAAAGGATAAGGATAATGATAATAGTGTGGTGCGTTTCACGCCGCCCACAAAGCAAGAAGTGATGGACTATTGTCAAGAAAAGGGTCTCACGGATATTGATATTGAAAGATTTATTGACTATTACACCTCTAATGGGTGGATGGTAGGGAAAAACAAGATGAAAGACTGGAAAGCTGCAATGCGAAACTGGGCACGGAAGGATAGGGCCGCCAAACCCAATAATACCGATGGAAATAGGTTTTGCAATTTTGAACAGCGGGAGTATAACTATGACGACTTGGAACGCAGACTTTTACAGGGAGGACAATAGAATGGCAGAAGTTAAAAGTGAGAAAACAGTAAATAAAAATAAGCTGTATCAGATTTTTAAGGGACCGGAGATGGTTAATGAGTGGAATGAGGTATGTGAGAAGTTCCGTAAGGTACAGTGGGTGAAGAAAGGCGGAAGAAAACTGACTCTTCCGGATGCGAATAAAGTGCAGAAAGATGAGTAAAAACATGGCGGGAAGGAAGTGGCTAAATGCGGGGGCGAAAGCGAGGATGTACACTCGATAACTATCGTGACAGAGTAGAAGAAATGTTGGACGCAGGCTGCACCTTTTCTGACATTGCTGACAGACTGGCAGAAGAAGAAATCTATGTGGATTCCACGGCGGTAGCATATTTTGTGCGCAGTCGCAGATTGTCCAGTAAAGTCACGCAGGGATGCAGAAACAGAAGAATCGACATTCCAAAATGCAAAGAGTGCGAATATCGACACCTTGTGATGGACCAGTACAACGAGCCGAGCATTTATATTTGCACAAAGATTTGGATGAGAATCCGAAGCGGCTGCAAGTCAAGTCCGATGAGCTGTCCGAAGCGGGATATTGAGAGAGATTGTGAAGAGAGGTGGAGTAGATGAGCCTAGAAGATTTTATGAAATAAAGTCTTTACGATAGGTAGAAGGGCGGTCGGCAGTTGTGCTGACCATAGTGTTACTTGTTTGTGTGGTTGGAATTTTTGTTGCCATAGCATTCTCCATTTCTGTACTAAAAGTACAAAGGGCAATTATTAAAGTTGCAATGAATTTTATGACTGCCAACTGAATTCCCTTCCCCCAAACGGTTCTACCCGCCTGCCTATCATAGAGACAATATAATAATAAATCAAAGTAAGTAAAAATTCAAGAAAGGAGCCGAACCTCCGGCCGGGGTAACGATATATCGGGTTCCTTTTGGAAAAATGACATATAAAGAATTTTTAGCAAGTAAGAGATTTGTTTTAGAAAGCAGCGGTTTCGATATTGACAAAACAGAGTTGAATCCGATGCTGTATGAGTTTCAGAAAGACATCGTCCGGTGGGCGCTCAAGAAAGGCAAGGCTTGTATATTTGCCGATTGCGGACTCGGAAAAACACCCATGCAGTTATCGTGGGCATACCAGGTACATAAGCATACCGGCGGAAAAATACTGATTCTTGCACCATTGGCAGTAGCAGAGCAGACGTGGCGCGAAGCCGAGAAGTTTGGATATGATGCGAAAGTGGTAGAGGAACAGTCAGAATGCATTGACGGGATCAACATTACGAACTATGAGAAGCTGGATAGATTCGTAGCAAATGAATTTATCGGTGTTGTGTTGGACGAAAGCAGTATCTTGAAATCGTATTCTGGAAAAGTCAGAACTGCAATTATTCAGAATTTCCACGACACAACGTATAAACTGGCGTGTACTGCGACACCGGCACCGAATGATTATATGGAACTTAGCAATCACAGCGAATTTTGTGGAGTAATGACCAGAGCAGAAATGCTATCTATGTTTTTTGTACATGATGGCGGTCAGACTTCAAAGTGGAGATTGAAAGGACATGCAGTAGATGTGTTCTGGCAGTGGCTTGCAACATTTAGTGTATTCATCGACAATCCGGTAAATATCGGATATAAGGTGGCTGGATATGATTTGCCGCAGCTTAATATACAAGAGATCATCGTTGACGGAAATGAACCAATAAAAGAAACGCTGACACTTACGGAGCGGCGGCAGGCAAGAAAAGATAGCCTTACACTTAGGTGTGAAAAGGCTGCAGAAATTGCAAATAACTCAGATGAACAATGGCTTATATGGTGTGATCTGAATGATGAAAGTGCAAAATTGCATGAAGTAATCAATGATTCGGTTGAGGTCAAAGGCTCTGATAAACCAGAGCATAAAAGCAATTCAATGATAGGATTTTCAGAAGGTAAAATTAAATGTCTTGTCACGAAACCATCTATTGCAGGTTTCGGTATGAATTGGCAGAATTGCCACAATATGATCTTTGCAGGATTATCAGACAGCTATGAGCAGTTTTATCAGGCTGTGCGCCGCTGTTACCGGTTTGGGCAGAAAAAACCTGTGAATGTGTATATTATCATTTCTGCCAAGGAAGGATGTGTAAAAGAGAACATTGAGAGAAAACAGGCTGATTTTCTCAAAATGCAGCGCGAAATGACAGAGCTTACAAAGGAAATCACAAAGAAGGAACTGAAAAGCACATGCAGGATCAGCACACCATATGAGCCGCATGTGGAAATGAAACTACCGGAATGGGAGGAATTTTCAAAATGAATGTATTGGAACAGGTCATTGAAAATAAGTATGCAATTTATAATGGGGATTCATGCGAAATTGTAAGGGCGATACCCGACAACAGTATCCATTACACAATCTTTTCTCCGCCGTTTGCCAGCCTGTACACCTACTCCAACAGTGACAGGGACATGGGGAACAGCAAGGGGGATGATGAATTTTACAATCATTTTATCTTTCTTGCAAAAGAGCTGTACCGTGTGACCATGCCGGGGAGATTATTAAGTTTTCATTGCATGGATCTGCCACTTATGAAAGAGCGGGATGGAGTGATCGGTTTGAAAGATTTCCCGGCAATTATTAGAAAAATTTTTGAAGATTGCGGATTTATTTATCATAGTAAAGTCACGATTTGGAAAAATCCGGTTACTGAAATGCAGAGAACAAAAGCACTGGGGTTGTTACATAAGCAAATCAGAAAAGACAGCACTATGAATCGCCAGGGAATTCCAGATTATATTGTTACAATGCGTAAGCCGGGAGAAAACCCAGAACGTGTATCACATACACATGAGACGTTCCCAGTTGATGTATGGCAGAATTATGCAAGTCCAGTTTGGATGGATATCCGGCAGAGTGATACACTGCAGAAAAAATCCGCGAGAGAGGACAAAGACGAACGTCATATTTGCCCTTTGCAGCTTGAAGTAATTCAGAGATGTATTGAGCTGTGGACGAATCCAACTGACATTGTATTAGACCCATTTGCAGGGATTGGGTCAGTACCATATACAGCGGTAAGGTTGGGACGTAGAGGTATAGGTGTCGAATTAAAAGAAAGCTATTATAAACAGGCTGTAAATAATTTGGAGATAGCTGTGAAAGGGGATGTTATGGAATGCCCAGTTGGACAAATGAGTATCGAAGATTTTTTAACGGCGAACCCTGCATAAGCCAGATGAGTTTTGAGGACTTTCCGGAGGTGTTGCCATGAACCAGATGAACATATTTGACATAATCAGGAAGCCTGTACAGATCACGAAACCTATCCGGTTGATTGAGCTTTTTGCCGGGTATGGTTCACAGGCTATGGCGCTGCGGGATATAGGTGCGAAATTTGAGCATTACCGGGTTGTTGAGTTTGACAAATACGCTATTGCAAGCTACAACGCGGTTCACGGCACGGATTTCCCGCAGATGGATATTACGCAGGTACACGCGGATGATCTGAATATCTGTGATACTGAAAAATACTGCTATTTTATGACGTATTCCTTTCCATGCACCGATTTGTCAGTTGCCGGAAAACAGGCGGGAATGAAAAAGGGGAGCGGCACCAGGTCCGGTCTGCTGTGGGAGGTGGAAAGAATTCTTTGTGAGATACAGGAAAACGGAGGAGAACTGCCGCAGATTCTATTCATGGAAAATGTGCCACAAGTACATGCGGACGCTAATAAAACGGACTTCCAGAACTGGATAGATTTTTTGACAGGTCTTGGATATGTGAGTTACTGGCAGGACCTGAACGCGAAGAACTACGGCGTTGCACAAAACAGGAACAGATGCTTTATGTTCTCGTTTCTTGGAGAGTTTAACTATAAATTTCCAAAACCAATACCGCTTGAAAAAAGACTCAAGGATTACCTGGAGGATAGTGTAGATGAGAAATATTATATTGACAATGAAAAAACTCAAAAGCTGATAAGGACACTCATTGACAATGGTACTTTGCAAAATACAATGCTAAGAACAGAACAGAACAGAACAGAACAGAACAGAACAGGTCTGCGTTGACGGAACGATTAAAGAACCGAAAAAACGAGAAGTTGCAAACTGCATCAAGGCAAGATATGACTGCGGAATCAGCAACCTCCGTTCAGATGGAAACGTGGTTATTGACAGATTGCGGAGAGAAAGCGGAGAAACGCATTGATGTTGCGAGAGCATTAAAAGCAAGAGATTACAAGGGATTAGATAATTACGGCAGCAATGGAGTGATCGAATGGAAATATTAGGAAGCATTTATACAGAAGTTTCAGAAAAGTTTCAAAATGGCATTCTCAAGGGAGAAATATCGAGGTGTATAAAAGCTGAAAAACATGATCTTGGAGTTGTTATGGCAGAAGTAAAGCAGATAGGAAATATTGCAGAAGAAAAAAAATTTAGCAATCCACAGACAGGCAGAATCTATGATGTGGGGGGGTGCAGTCCAACATTAAGTACAATGCAGGGAGGCGGCAGAGAGCCGAAAATAATAGTTGCCATGCGAGGCAGAAATCCGGATGATCCATCAGACAGAACAGCCGGAAGTCCAACGGAGCAGCGGCTTGAACCAAATACGCAGGGAATCAGTAATCGCCTGACGAGTGTACAGAAAGATAATCTTGTTCTGATCAAGCAAGCCACAAAAGAAGGTTCGATCGAGTGTGAAATAGGCGGCTGCTTTGATGCAAGTTACCCTGAAAGAACAACAAGAAGAGGAAGAGTGCAGGATAAAGGGAACATCTGCCCAACCCTTACGGCACAGAATCAAGAGATTGTAAGGATCGAATCGAAATACCGTATAAGAAAATTTACACCTAGAGAGTGTGGACGGTTGATGGGAGTATCTGATGAAGATATCTCCAAGATGGAAAAAATTAACAGCGACACTCAATTATATAAGCAGTTCGGTAACAGTATCGTCGTAAATGTGATGCGTGCAATGTTTAAAAACTTAAATATAGATCAATAGGGAGGAAGGACATGATCGTAAGATTCGTAGCAGGAGAAGAAACAGAAGAATTTGAATATCAAAATGATACGCCAGACGAAGAGAATAAGAGATGCACCAAGGAATGTAAACATGCCTTGACGTGCATCCAGAGAAAGTCGAAGAGGGAAAGGAGCAGGTAAGATGATTGAATGCATGAGGACAGAAGCGAGAAATTTGAGATTCACGGAACAAAGGTGGATTTCGGTTAAATATCATGTAATGACAGAGGAAGAACGAAAGGCAGGAGGTTTTTCTAATGACATTGTATATTATCTCGATTGCAAGATGCCGGATGATGAGCAGGAAATCATTGTGACCGACGGAAGGCATGTGTGGGTTGATACCTGCATCGTGAATGATGGGTATGCATTGGATAGCGGACACGATTGGATTGAGGATGTAATTGCTTGGATGCCCCTGCCGGAGCCGTACAGGGAAAGTGAGGATAACATGGAGAGATTAACATATGTGGCAGAGAATGGAGAAGTTTTATTTCATCCAGCAGATTTACCGGATGATGAGGAAATTACCATTACCCAGCTTGCGAAAGATGGAAGATACAAAGCCCTGGAAGAGATTGCGGAAAGACTTGCAAATAGAGAGCAAGCCGAAGAGCAGGGATTACTTCTGCGGCTGCCGTGCAAGGTGGGAGATACTTTGTATCGGGTAAATAAAGGAGCGAAAGAGCCAGTTATTATGATGCGCGTTATCCAGTTATATATCAAGCAGATTCATAAAGACAGAACTGTTATGAGAATTGATGCTATAAATGACGCTGATATGGGTGAGAGTTGCTATTTACCGTGCGACATTGGCGAAAGGATATTCCTTACCAGAGAGGAAGCCGAAGCCAAGCTGAAAGAAATGGAGGAAAAGGATGGAAGATAGATATTTATGTAAAGCAAAGCGAACTGACAATGGAGAATGGATTATTGGCGGTTTGGTACGATATGGATTTGCCGGAAGAGAAAAATACTATATCGTTCCTAATTACGCATCAGATTTATATGCTCTGGAAATTGATCCATCCACAATTTGTTGGTGTACTGGACTTAAAGATAAGAACGGCAAGCTGATATTCGAGAATGATATTGTAGAAACTCAGTATGGAAAAGCCGTTGTTGTTTGGGATAAGTCAGAATGGAGAATCAAATGGAATGATGACCTTATCTGGAGAAAAGATTTACATTATTGGGCGAACGATAATAGCTGGAGAATTGAGGTTGTCGGTAACAAATTTGACAATCCGGAATTGTTGGAGGTGCAGGAATGACAGAGAATGAAACACTCGAATTACTGAAAAAAGCCAATAGAGATAATGACATGGTGTGTATTCTTCCTAAATCAGATATGGGAAAATGCCTTATCAAGGCACTGGAAGAAAATCAGCGTTGGCATATATCAGAAGTCAATCCAAGTATAAAGAATGTATTTGCTAATATGTCTACACAAATTTGCCATAACTGTGACCATAAGGATGAATACATTGAGGAACTGGAAGCTGAGATCCAGCAGTAGCGAGCAATCAGCACAGTGGAAGAATGCCGGGCGGCGGTGGAGAAGCAGACAGCAAAGAAAGTTATCTCATTTGAATATCATAACGGAACCATTAATTACGGCTGTCCTGTATGCAAGTGGAAAATCATATCAAAGATAAACGGCGAGTGGTGTTGCGGCACATTTAACGAATATTGTGATAGATGTGGTCAGAAGCTGGATTGGAGTGATGAAGATGAGAAAATATGACATATGTGGAAACTGCCCTGCGTCGTGGTGCGGAAGGAATGACGACTGGGAGTACGAGGAAGGCTGCTACTTTTACTGTGAAAAGTATGAGTTGATGTGTTTTCTGCCGCACTGGATCAAGAGACTGATATTGAGATGGTTGAGGAGGAAAGAGCGTGAGTAAGGAAATTAGAGAACTTAAGCCATGTCTGGCTTGTGGCGGTATTATGCGGCCAATCATGAAATATCATCCTTCATACAGGCAAAGTGATTTAGAGCTACTTAGGGAAAACAGCATGATTTTTTCAAAGATGACAAAATCTAGTGGTGTGGAATATGCGGCAAGATGTTATTTCTGTGGATATGAAAGGACAGATGAAAAAACGAAAGAGATTGTCACTAAAATGTGGGAAAGGAGGGCAAGCGATGAGACTGATTGATGCGGAGAATTTGATGACAGTAACGGATATTCGTGAAGATGGAACAGAAATTACATATGTTCCTTATTCAGAAATTGAGAGTGCGCCGACTGCCTATGATTTGAATAAGGTGGTAAATCAGTTTGAGGAACGAACAGCTTTCTTGAATGACTGCACAAAGTATGATAACGAGACAGCAGAGCAGCAGAAAAAATCCTATGACACAATGATGATGTACGAGGTCAAGGATTTGGTAGATGATCTGATTGAGATTGTGAAAGGCGGTGGAGTAGATGTCAATTAAACCGATTTTATTCAATACAGAGATGGTGCGGGCAAAAGGATGGTGAAAAATATTGAAATATCCTAAAGATATAACAGGTATGAGATTCGGACGATTAACTGCGGTCAAAAAGGTTGGAACAAAGGGAAGCGGAAGAGGTTCAAAAGCAATATGGCTTTGCAGATGTGATTGTGGGAATGAAAAGGAAATATTGAGAAATTCATTGGTAAGCGGAACGACCAAAAGTTGCGGATGTCTTGAAAAAGAAATCAAATCAACCATGCATTTAAAACATGGAATGGCAAAATCAAGACTTTGGAACATTTGGACTGGCATGAGAGACAGGTGTTCCAGATCGAATAACAAGGACTATCAGAGATATGGCGGAAGAGGAATCCGTGTTTGCCCAGAATGGGATAGTGATTTCCGAAATTTTTATGATTGGTCGATGGGTAATGGTTATAGTGACGAGTTGACCATAGACAGAATCGACAATGATGGAAATTATGAGCCGTCTAATTGTCGTTGGGTAACGAGAAAAGAACAAACAAGGAATAGAAGTATCACGAAAACAATCCCGCTTGCAAGAATAGCTGAAATTGACGGAATTACTTATCAGGCAGCATATGACAAATATGTGCGATGTAATGTATCGAATTTGAGCGGTGCGAGAAACCGGAAGAAAATTAAAGTTTAGCGGAGGATAAAAGATGGCTTATGGTTATGAAGATTTATCAAGAGCACAAGAAGATGTTATACGAGTTATGAAGGCGCATGGAAATATTTTGATAAAAAAACATGGGTTTTGGACATATGAAAATTGTGAATTTCACAAAGATCATAACAGCAACATTCCAATTTTCAGTTGCCAAATAACAACATTGAGAGTGCTTGCGCGAAGAAATATAGTCACACTTGATGAAAATAAAGGTATTTGTAAATTGAACTGAAATTTAGGAGGTGAGTGATATGGCTAAAGCAGTATTGGTAATGAATATGCCGGAATCGTGCGGGGAGTGTCCTTTTTGCAGAGGGCTGAATGAGTGTAAGGTAAAAAAGTACTTAGTTAGGGACAGGCTGTTCACTATTTTTACTGTGGACGCGCAAATCATGGAGGGTGGAAAACCGAGTTGGTGTCCGCTCCGGGAGCTGCCGGAGAAGAAAGAACGCAGAATCGGAGAACATGGAGAAAGAATGTTCAGAGCAGGATTTAATGCCTGCTTGAATGAGATAATGAGACAAGGCATGTCAGATTCTGTCGATTGACAGATAGTATTGAACATTGAAAATTGAATATTGGCGGTTGAAGTGGTATAATTTCCATATCACAAAAGATTGGGGGGGGATATACTAAATGGCAGTAAATCAATTAAAAGTTGTAATGAGCATTTTGAAAGAAATTTCCGATGGAAATATTCCAAAGGCTAAAGATTATGGAATTGAGGAAGAAACATTTTACAATATTCTCGATGCAATGCAAGACGATGGGCTTGTAAAGAATATTCAACTTCCTCGAGGAGCTAACAAAAAAGCCGTTGCAGCATTTACAGAAAATGCTGCAATTACAATTAAAGGAATGGAATATCTGAATGATAATTCTGCATTAATGAAAACCTATAAGGGCTTAAAAGAAATTAGAGAATGGCTCCCGTTTTAGTAGTAATACCAACCGTCAATATTCGATGGTTGGTATTTTTTTGCCTAAAAATAGGAGGAATGAGATTGGAAAAACAGATTTTAATGGACTATATAGATGCCTGCGAACTGATCAGAGAGACGGAGCAGGATATCCAAAGATTAAAAAGAAAGAAGAGCGAGACAGTACAGGGTTCAGTTAAAGGGAGTAATCCAGACTTTCCTTATCAAGAACAGCACTTCCATGTCGAAGGAACGGCATATACATATGCAGATGATACAAGATTGCGGTTAGAAGAAAAAATATTAAGAGAACGAAGAGAAAATGCATCAGATATAAAAATAAAGGTAGAGCAGTATATGAACACTATACCAGTCAGGATGCAAAGGATAATCAGATATAAGTATTTTGAGGGAATGTCATGGGAACAGGTAGCAGATAGGATTGGAAGAATGGCTACAGGTGACAGTGTGAGGATGGAAGTGGACAGATTCTTAAAAGAAAAGTAAAGTTTGTTCGTTTTGTTCGGAATGTTCGTTTTTGATGTGGTAATATGGTATTGATGAAAGTGTATGACACAGACATCACTTGCATTTTTTTCATATTATCCCATTAGCCTGTAACAGTTTCATATATCTGTTACACTCCCCGTTTTGTAAAGGAGCTGTACACTATAACTTAGTGTAACAGCTTCTTTTTTTGGAAAATAAAAATAAGGTGGTGATAGTCCTTGCCGAAGGTCAAAGATGCGAGAGCGGATAAAGCCTTTGAAATGTATAAGCAAGGGCTTAAGTTAGTAGAGATAGCAAACCAATTGGGTGTTGCAGAGGGAACGGTGCGTAGTTGGAAAAATCGTTATAAGTGGGCTGGGGATAACGCAACGTTGCAAAGGAGTAAACGCAACGTTGCAAAAAACAGTAAGACACTTATAAAGAACAAAGAAAGTCCTGTTGCACATGAGGTCGAATCTGTAATGAAAAATACGGAGTTAACCGACAAGCAACAGCTTTTTTGTATATATTACATTCGATGCTTTAATGCAACCAAGGCATATCAGAAAGCATATGGATGTAATTATACAACTGCGATGTCAGAGGGAAGTAAGCACTTAAGAAATCCCAAGATAAAAGAAGAAATATTCCGTTTGAAGCAGGAACGCCTTAACAGGGAGTTCCTGAGTGAATCGGATATCTTTCAGAAGTATATGGATATCGCTTTTGCAGATATCACAGATTATGTAGAGTTTGGAAATGGCAGTTTTAATGATCCTGAAACAGGTGAGGAAGTTTCATATAGTTTTGTGAATCTAAAAGATAGCAAAACGGTTGATGGCACCATTGTTTCAGAGGTATCAAAAGGGAGAGAAGGTGCCAAGATAAAACTTGCCGACCGAATGAAAGCGTTGCAGTGGCTTACGGATCACATGGACCTTGCCACAGATAAGCAAAAGGCAGAGATTGCACTTCTGAGGGCAAAAGTACAGACTGATGATAGCGAAGAAATTGCAGATGATGGATTCCTTGAAGCGTTAAATGGCACAGCTGCGGAGGATTGGAGCAATGAAGAAAACCAATAAGATTAAACAGGTTTTTAAATTTAAACCATTTTCCCAAAAGCAGCGCAAAGTACTGAATTGGTGGTGTGAGAATTCTCCGGTCAAAGATAAAGATGGGATAATTGCCGATGGAGCAATCCGATCGGGCAAGACCGTGAGTATGTCGCTGTCATTTGTTATGTGGGCAATGAGTTCATTTAATGGCGAGAACTTTGGCATGTGTGGAAAGACAATCGGTTCTTTCCGTAGAAACGTTCTGTTTTGGCTCAAGCTGATGTTGAGAAGCAGAGGATACACCGTTGCAGATCACAGAGCTGATAATTTGGTTATTGTTTCCAGAGAAGACATGACCAATTATTTTTATATATTTGGTGGTAAAGATGAACGATCACAAGATCTCATTCAGGGTATTACCTTGGCGGGGGTCTTTTTTGATGAAGTGGCATTGATGCCAGAATCATTTGTAAATCAGGCAACCGGACGATGCTCGGTTGATGGTTCTAAGTATTGGTTTAACTGTAATCCGGACGGACCATATCACTGGTTCAAGGTGAATTGGATTGATAAGCGAGAAGAAAAGCATCTGCTGTATTTGCATTTCACGATGGATGATAATCTCAGCTTATCGGAGAAGATCAAGGAAAGATACCGAAGCATGTATACTGGTGTATTCTATCGCCGGTATATTCTTGGACTGTGGGCGATGGCAGAGGGCATCATCTACGATATGTTCGATACTGCCAATCATGTGATATCGAATCTGTCAGAATTAACCAATGCAAACTATTATGTGTCCTGTGACTATGGTACACAGAATGCAACCGTGTTCTTGCTATGGTGTAAGGACAGATTGGGGCGGTGGGTATGCTGCCGCGAGTATTATTATTCCGGTCGTGATGAGGAGCGACAGAAAACGGATACCGAGTATGCGGATGATCTGGAACAGTGGTTAGATGGAATAAAGCCGGTCAAGACTGTGATTGATCCATCTGCGGCATCATTCATAGCAGAATTGAAAAAGCGAGGTTATGCAATCAAGAAAGCGAAAAATGATGTACTGGATGGTATCCGTTTTGTGGCATCCCTGCTGAATCAGGGGAAAATCGCAATCAGTGACCAATGCCCGAACACAATTAAAGAATTTGGATCGTACATATGGGATCAGAAAGCATTGGAGCACGGAGAGGATAAACCGGTAAAACAACACGATCATGCAATGGATGCGCTTCGATACTTCTGCTATACGATTATTCGCAAGCCTGGAAGTATCGGTATTTTGAAATGAGGTAAGCAATGGACATTGAAACAATGAAACAACTGATAAAAAAATATGAACCCGGTCACGCCGCATTTGTGACGCGGGCGGCGGTGGCAGATCGGTATTACCGTAACGAGACAGACATCTTGTTTCGGGATAAGCCGAAAGACGAGAAAAAAGAAGAGCCTGACAATCCACTGCGCAATGCGGACAACCGGATTCCCCGGAACTTCCACGGACTGATCGTGAATCAGAAAGCCGCTTATGCTTTTACTGCGCCGCCGCTGTTCGATGTAGGCAGTACGGCAAACAATAAGCGCATCACAGAAGCCTTGGGGGATGAATATGCCAAGAACTGCATGGAACTGTGTGTAAATGCCGCCAATGCCGCTATCGGCTGGGTGCATTACTGGCAGGGCGATAACGGCTTTGAGTGGGCGGTTGTTCCGAGTGAGCAGATTATCCCGGTGTTTGACCGGAGTCTTAAACGCAGGCTGATCGGAGCCATGCGGGTGTATCCGGACATTGATGACGCGACCAGCGACAATTACACGGTGTACGAATACTGGACAGACACAGAGTGCCAGGCATTCCGGCGCAGAACTGGTGATGAATTAGAACTGCTGACCTATTATGACATGTTTGTGGATCCGGAGAACGGTGATATGGTAGCGGATTACCGGCATGACTTCGGGGAAGTGCCATTCATCCCGTTTTACAACAACAATATACATACAGATGATCTGCGAAACATTAAGCCGTTGATAGACGTATATGACAAGGTCTACAGCGGCTTTATCAATGATTTGGATGATATACAGGAATTAATTTTTGTGCTGTCTGGATATGGCGGTGAAGATCTGAATGGATTCCTATCTGATTTAAAAAAGTACAAGACCATTAAGGTAGATGGAGATGAGGGCGGTGCGGTGTCTACGCTGAACATTGAAATTCCGATTGAAGCCCGGAACAGTGTACTGGATGCAACTAGAAAGGCAATCTTCGAGCAGGGACAAGGCTTTGACCCGCAGCCGGAGAACTTTGGTAATCAGTCTGGTGAAGCGCTGAAATTCATGTATTCGCTCTTAGAGATGAAAACCGGACTGATGGAGACTGAGTTTAAACTTGGATTTGCGCGGCTTGTCCGGGCGATCTGTAAGGCTCTTGGCATCCAGTGTGGCACGATCATCCAGACATGGACCCGTACCTGCATTAAAAATGATACGGAGCAGGCGAAGATCTGCAAGGATTCGGTTGGTGTTGTCAGCAAAAAGACGATTTTGAAAAACCATCCGCTCGTTGAAGATGCAGACGAGGAAATTAAGCAGATTGAAAAGGAAGAGAAAGAAGCGCAGGAGAAAGCGGATACTTACACCGGGGCTTTTGGAATGACGAAAAAGGATGATCCGCCAGAGGGCAATAATCCGGATGATGCGGAATAATGGAATGAGGTGATTGCATGGATGAACGGTCAAGTAAATACTGGCAGGAGCGCTTCCGCCAGATGGAAGATGCGCAGCATGATACCTCCGTTCAGAAAGCGCAGGAAATCCAGGAGCAGTTCGACAGATCCCTTGCGGCGATTGACGGAAAAATCAATGCCTGGTATCAGCGCCTTGCCGATAACAACGGCGTATCCATGCAGGAAGCGCGGAAAATGCTCGATGCGGGGGAACTGAAAGAGTTTCGGTGGAATGTTGAAGAGTATACCAGATACGCAGAGGAAAACGAGATCAGCGGCGCATGGGCGAAACAGCTTGAAAACGCATCTGCGCGGGTACATATCAGCAGACTGGAAGCCTTGAAGATTGAAACACAGCAGGAAGTGGAAAAGCTGTATGGGAACTGTACTGATGCAATCGATCACCACATCCGGGATACATACACATCCGATTTTTATCACACGGCATTTGAGGTGCAAAAAGGCATCGGCGTTGGCACAGCCATGAACCGGTTAGATCCGGAAACAGTGGAAAAGATCGTGAGTAAGCCGTGGGCGGTGGATGGGAAGAATTTTTCAGACCGCCTGTGGGAGAATAAGACAAAGCTGATTAACAATATGCACAACAGCCTGTCCCGCATGTGTATTACCGGAGAAGCCCCGGACAGAGCCATAGCAGAGATTTCCAAGCAGATGGGAGTATCCAAAGCGCAGGCGGGCAGAGTGGTCATGACGGAATCCGCGGCATTTGCGAATAAAGCAAGACAGGATTGCATGGAAGAACTGGATGTGGAGCAGTTCGAGGTTGTTGAGACGCTGGACAGCCATACATGCGAGACGTGCGGTGGGATGGATGGAAAGCACTTCCCGATGAGAGAGTTTGAGGTTGGTGTGACAGCGCCGCCGTTCCATCCAAATTGCCGCGGTTGTACATGCCCTTACTTTGATGATGAATTTGACAGTGTGGGCGAGCGTGCCGCCAGGGGCGAGGATGGCAAGACCTACTATGTGCCGGCAGATACGACGTATGAAGAATGGAAAAAATCATTTGTGGATGGGAGTGAATCAGATTTAAAGAAGTCCGGGGCAGATGATGCTATTGCTGAATATGCCATGTCACGAAAGGAATATGATTCACAGGTTCAGGAGTTAGCTAAATTGGAAAGAGAAGTTGACGATGCACAAGATGCCTATATGGATGTTATGGACACGCCGCAGGCATCAGAGTATGAAGCTGCGTTTAATGATAAGTTTCAAAAAGCTGAAAGCTTGAGACAGGCAATTAAGGATTTAAAGGCAGAGTTGTCAGGAAAGGAAGCAAAAGCGGTTAGACAGGTGGAAAAAAATCTTGCAGTAAAAACAGGAATACCGCTTGATAAAGTAGAAATGACCGGCTTACAGTATGATACTGCCGATATGGTATATTCATCATATAAAACGGTTTTAGGTAAGTACCCGGAACTGAAAGGACAGCTTGCGGCATTTAAATATGATGGGGTATATGGCAGAGCATATGCAAGTTGCAGACCACTTACAGGTGAAGTCCAGGCACACGGCATTTTTGCCAATTATGACGAAGTTGTCAAAAGCTATGGGGATGATGTCCTTGCGGGATTTCATCCGGTTGGAACGGATCACAACAGCGTTATCATACATGAGTTAGGGCATGCTTTAGATGGATATATGACAAAGCAGAAGTTGTTGGGGGCAGATTATAACCAATATGGAATTTTACAATATACCAGTAAAACAGCTAAGGATATGACGTTAAAGTTTTTGGGATTTGATAAGCAGGAAATTGCTAACGAATTAAAGAGCCAAGGTTTGACACTTTCGCAAAGACGTGATATTTTGGAAGAAAGAGAAAAAGAGTTTATAACCCAGAATGTCAGCAAATATGCAGCGGAAAACGAAAAAGAATTTTTTGCTGAATGTTTTGCAGAATATATGACAAGCGACAAGCCAAGAGACGCGGCAAGAATCTTTGGAGAAATTATTGACAAGGCATTAGGAAGGTGATTTGTATGATGCCAATAAAAAGAAATATGACACAAGAAGAACATAAGCAGTTTCATAGAGAAATGTATGAAAATGAGAAGAAGGGTTTGACTGATTTTTTTCACGAACAGAAATATGACGAAAAGCATTTAAAAGAATTTTTAGTAAACTCTTTGAAACAAGAGTTTGAGGAAGAATTAAAACAGGATAAACTGTTGTAGGAAGCACGGAAAAATAGCCGTGCTTTTTTCATACCCAAAATCAGTAATAACAGGGCAACCGGAAATCTATGAACCGAACAGCGTAAAGGTGACGCTAAGTAAGTTCCTCCGGCAGTCCTGTTTTTATATTGTCCGAAAGCCTTATGACGTTTAAACTGCGGCAATTTGCCCTTATGCATGGCATCAAAACTGCATACTGCTGTGGAGACACCACGCTTAAAAACGGTGCAGGAAAGGAAACTATGGAATTTTTAAAAGACATTTTAGGCGAGGATCTCTATAAGCAGGTGGCAGATGCTGTCAATGCTCATAACGGAAAGCCGGAGAATAAGGAGAAGCAGGTGAAGATCGCAGACCTTGGATCTGGTCAGTATGTTGACAAAGGCAAGTATGATACCGCCGTGGCAGAAAAAGAGAATCTTGCCGGTCAGATCAAAACGCTCAATACTACGATTGGAGAATTAAAAAAGAACAATGCAGACAACGAGACGCTGCAGACAACAATTACCAATTTGCAGGGAGAACTCAAAAAGCAGCAGACAGCCAATGAGCAGATCACAAAGACCTACGCGCTGAAAGATTCCCTTGCAAAACAGGGCGTGCTTGATCCGGATTATCTGATCTACAAAGCTGGTGGGCTTGACAAGTTCACATTTGACAAGGAAGGTAAACCGGTTGGTATAGAGGATGCAGTAAAACCGTATAAGGAAGATAAGGCAATGGCGCATCTGTTCAAACAGGAACAGCAGAAACCACCATATCATCCACAGGGTGGCACCGGCGGCGCAGGAACTGCGAACCCATTTGCCAAAGAGACGTTCAATCTGACCAAACAGGGTGAACTTTTAAAATCCAATCCGGAGCAGGCAAAGGCACTGGCCGTAGCCGCCGGAGTAACATTATAACAGTATGAAAGGAAGATGATTTATGGCAATTACAAAAATTGCAGATGTGATCGTACCGGAGCTGTTTAACCGGTATGTAATCAACAGAACGATGGAGCTGTCCGCGTTTTTCCAGTCGGGGATCGTGGTAAACAGCCCGGAATTTGATACGCTTGCATCCGAAGCATCAAGAACACATAATATGCCGTTTTTTGAGGATTTACAGGGAGAATCAGAAGCGATTCTTGAGGATGTAAAGATGACCGCAAAAAAAATCGGATCTAATAAGGATGTATCAACCACTATTTTCCGTCAGAATATGTGGGGAGCAACGAATCTTTCAGCAGCTCTTGCCGGTGCTGATCCGATGAAAGCGATCGGTGATCTGGTTGCATCTTACTGGGCAAGGGACATGCAGAAAGAGCTCATCGCAATTCTTGCTGGAGTATTTGGTACAACTACAGCAGGAGCCGAAGGAACACCGGCAGCAGAAACCAGAATGAAAGATCATATCCTTGATCTTACTACAGGTAAGACAGATGCTGCAAAACAGATCAGCGCATCTGCATTTATCGATGCGTGTCAGCTTCTGGGTGATGCACAGGCACAGTTGTCTGGTGTGGCAATGCATTCAGCAACAAAATCTTATCTCAAAAAGCTGAATCTGATCGATACGGAACGTGATTCTACAGATGTAGAATTTGATACTTATCAGGGCAGACGCGTGACCGTAGATGATGGTTGTCCGGTTGCAGATGGTGTATACACAACATACCTTTTCGGTAATGGTGCTGTAGCATATGGTAATGGTTCTCCTACTGGATTTGTATCTACTGAGGTGGATCGTGATAAACAGACCGGAGGTGGAATTGATTATCTCATCAACCGCAAGGCGTTTATTTTACATCCAAGAGGAATTGCGTACACAGGAGCAAAACGTGATCATGTAGAGACTCCGCTTAGAACAGAACTTGCAATGGCAGAAAACTGGAAACCGGTATATGAACCAAAGCAGCTTAGAATTGTAGCTATTAAACATAAAATTGGCTAGGAGTGACAGCATGGAATTAAGTAGGCTGAAACAGTTATTGGGAATAGATGAGGGCGATACATCGAAAGATGTGTCACTCTCATTTGTTATCTCAGATGTAGAAGAAATAATAAAAAATTATTGTCACATTGAGGAAGTGCCGGATGGTCTGCTCAATACGGCTTATCGTATGGCGATTGATCTGTATAGAAATGAAAAGCCGGGGCAAGAGGAAGCCGCTACGGGTGCTGTTTCATCTATTAGTGAGGGTGATACTTCCGTATCATTTAAGCAGAGTGTGGATGACAATTTTAAAGATACCCTATTAAAAAATTATAAATTTTCTCTGAACCGTTATCGCAGGGTGGTGTTTCGATGATAGATGCAATAAGACAGGCACGGATGCTTGCAAGAAAAATACAGGAAGAATTGTACGATGGAAGGGCAACGGTTACTGAATCTCAAAAGGTTAAGGATGAAAAGACGAAATTAACATCCACGGAAGAGGTGATCGTTTTAGAGGATGAGCCGTGCAGGCTGTCATATTCGAATGTCAGTACAACAGACCAGACGGAATCAGTAGCAAAGACCTCACAGATCATAAAATTATTTATGTCCCCGGAAATAGAAATCAAACCAGGGGCAAAGATAACAGTTACACAGGCCGGTGTCACAGAGACATATGAGTGCAGTGGAACACCGGCAGTATATGAAACACATCAGGAGATCATATTGAAATTAGCAGGGAGGTATGCATAATGTCACGGATGGGAGGCTTTGATGCAAGGGAACTGCGTAAACTCAGAGATGAGTTAGAGAAGTTACAAGAGCCGGAAGAATTTATGAAAGACTGTGCTAAAGAATTAGCAGCAAGGCTTCTTAAGATGGTGGTTCAGAGAACCCCGGCAGACACAGGAACTTTAAGGCGTGCATGGACGGCCGGAACGTCATCCGAAGGTTATGCAAATTCTGTACAAGTCAATCATTTCGGGAATGTATATGAAATTGCTATTACAAATCCAATGGAGTATGCAAGCTATGTGGAATATGGACATCGGACACCTAATCATAAAGGATGGGTACCAGGAAAGTTTATGATGAAAATATCTGAAGAGGAACTGGAAAGAATTGCACCAGCCATTTTAGAGCAAAGGATATATAGATATTTTGGAGGACTATCAAGATGATTAATACAATCATATCAGCTATCAGCAATACGCTGGATGCAGAATTTGGTTATGATGTTCATTTAGGACAGGTAGAACAGGGGTTAGAGATTCCCTGTTTTTTTATTAATTGTCTAAATCCCCAGATCAGCAAATTTCCGGGGAACAGATACTATCGGGAAAATCAGTTTTGTATCCAGTATGTTCCAAAGTCTATCCCCAATAGCTATGCTGCCCTGTGGGAATGCAATGAAGTGGCAGAGAGCCTGACTTGGTGTATGGAATGCATCGATGTGAATGGAGATCTGTTGCGTGGAACGAATGTGCATCATGAGATTGTAGATGGCATACTGAACTTTTTCGTGAAGTACAACTGCTTTGTATGCAAAGAAGAAACACATACAGTAATGGATGATATTTCATCAGAAATGGAAGTAAAGGAAGGTGAATGATTTGGCAGAGATTAAGAAAAATGAGAAGTCAAAGGAACAGAGATTTTACAAAGAACAGTTTATCACATCAAAAAACTACCGTGGGAGGAGGGACTTATTAAATGCCATATTAGAGGATGACAGAGAGTACACCACGGAAGAAGTAGAAACGATGATCGCAGAGTATATGAAAGGAAAGGTGAAATAAATGGCATTAGGTGGAGGAAGTTATATGTCACAGGATAAAATCCTGCCTGGGACATATATCAACTTTGTATCAGTGGCATCTGCAAGCTCGGTATTATCTGATCGGGGTATTGCAACTATGCCATTAGAATTGGATTGGGGAAAGGAAGGAGAAGTATTTGAGGTTTCTAATGAAGACTTCCAGAAAGACAGTCAGAAAATTTTCGGATATGCTCATGACCATGAGAAAATGAATGGCTTGAGTGATCTGTTTATGAATGCAAAGACCTTATATGCATACCGCTTAAATGGCGGCGGCACAAAGGCAACGAACGCATTTGCAACCGCATTGTATGGTGGAACGCGAGGTAATGACATTAAAATTGTGATTCAGGCAAATGCAGATGAGACCAGTAAGTATGATGTAATGACGTATCTTGAGACAGCCAGAGTAGATACACAGACGGTAGCACAGGCATCTGAACTGGTAGCCAATGATTACGTTACATTTAAGAGTGATGCAGCACTGGAGGTAACTGCTGGCACTGCGTTGGCAGGAGGCACAAATGCAACAGTAGATGGGACAGCGCATCAGAAATATCTTGATAAGATCGAATCGTATTCTTACAATGCGATGGGGGTTATCACAACGGATGAAACAACAAAGAAACTGTATGCAGCATTCAGCAAACGGATGCGTGATGAGCAGGGGGTAAAATTTCAGCTTGTTCTTTACAATCTGAAAGCAGATTATCTCGGTGTGATTAATCTGAAGAATAAGGTACTTGATACCGGTGTTAGTGAAGCGTCTTTGATTTACTGGGTAACCGGTGCAGAATGTGGATGTGAAGTAAATAAGTCCTGCCAGAACAAACAGTATGACGGTGCCTTTGAGGTTGATACCGACTATACACAGACAGAGTTACAGGATGCGATTTTAGCAGGAGAATTTGTGTTACATAAGGTCAACTTTGAGACACGGGTATTAGAGGATATTAACAGCATGGTTACGGTAACAGATTCCTGTGGTGAGATTTTCAAAGACAATCAGGCCATCCGGGTGATCGATCAGATTGCTAATGATGACGCACTGCTGTTTAACAAAAAATACCTTGGCATCATTCCAAACAATGATTCCGGTCGGGTATCTTTGTGGTCTGATTTAGTAAAAATCCGACAGCAGTTACAGGACATTGGTGCAATTGAAAACTTCACAGATACAGATGTAACGATTCAGCAGGGAGATACAAAAAAATCAGTAGCAGTGACAAGTGGCATTCAGGTAGTGAATACCATGAGTAAGCTGTATATGACGGTAACGGTAGCGTAGAAAGGAGAAACGCATGGGAAAAAATAATGTAATGTTATCGAAAGATGCGGTATCAGCATCTCTTGCAGAGTGTTTTGTAACCATTGGAGACAGACGATATAACTTCATGCAGGCAATCAATCTGGAAGCAAAATTTGATAAAGAGAAATCAGAGATCCCGATTTTAGGAAAAACCGGAAAAGGAAATAAAACAACAGGATGGAAAGGGACTGGTTCAGCAACGTTCCACTATAACACCAGTATTTTCCGTAAGATGATGTTGGACTATAAAAGAACCGGGCGTGATACATACTTTGACATTCAGATCACAAATGAGGACCCGACAAGCTCTGCCGGCAGACAGACAATTATCTTAGAGGATTGTAATATTGATGGTGGAATCTTGGCGAAGTTTGATGCGGATTCAGAATATCTGGACGAAGATATGGACTTCACATTTGAAGATTTCTCTATGCCGGAGAAATTCAAAAATCTGAAAGGTTTCCTGACAAATTAGAAAAATGCTCCCTGTGCTTAGCATGGGGAGAAGAAAAAAGATGACAGAATTCTACAGATAAGGTATAATTTTCCATATCAATTAAAAGGAGAAAGAGATATGAGGAAAAAAACATTAGTCACTATTTTATTATGCTTGGTCGCAATGACAGCTTTTGTAGGATGTGGAACCAGTAATGATTCTACAAAAGAAGCATCAAAGGAAACCACAAAAGAGACAAGCAAGAATTCTGACAAGCAAGAAGATGGGGACAAGGAGGAAAAAGAAGACGAGAAGATCTACAATATTGGCGAGACCGCAGAATTAAGAGACTGGGGAATAATAGTTTCTGATATGCAAATTGTACCAAGTATTGATGAAAATTATGGTACATTTAAACCGGATCAGGAAGGAGCACAATACGCAAAAGTATCTGTAAACGTAACAAATAACGGGAAAACATCGGATACTTTTTTACCATCTTATGGGATGGGAGATGATGTGAATGCAAAAATCTTATTTGGAGATGGATATGAATTTTCAGCAACGATCTTGTTAGGATATAGTGCAGATATGCATGATTCAACAATCAATCCGCTGTCATCAAAAGAAGGAGAAATTGCTTTTGAAGTACCAGATACAGTGATTAATTCGACTGATCCACTGATTGTACAGTTCAATTCCGGTAGAAAAAATGTAAAAATAAAAATAAGATAAACCAGTTTAAGAAAAACTACAATAGGAGGAATGAACATGGGATGGATGATAGCGCTTGCTTTTTCGATTTTAATGACAATAGGTGGAATTACAGGATGTGCAACAGAACCACAAAAAATAGAAATGTATATGGTTCTTGGAATATTTATAATTTTAGATATTATTTTTGCTGTAAAATATCGAAATTCTAAAAATGGTGTTTCGAAGAAAAAGAAAGAAGAGAAGCAAAAAAAGAAAGCGGAATTAAAGCAAAAGATTCAAGAGAATAAAAAGTTAGAAGAACGACGAATTACAGGAAAACATCAGGCGGGACTACCAATAGCGCAAGATGCCGTATGTAGGATTACAAATATGGATGACGAATTTCAAATATCTGGTGGAGGAAATAATTTCGTTTTACAAAAAGATAAAATTTCAGAAATTTCCGTCATGACAGATACGGAGATCCAAAAACAGTATGTATCAAGCATAGGAGGAGCTGTTGCGGGAGGAGTAGTCTTTGGACCTTTAGGAGCAATAGTTGGAGGACGAGCAAAAGAGAAGAAAACTAAAACAAAAACATATTATTTAATATTTACATATGTTTCAGATAATGAAGTTCGTTATATGAGCTTTGAAATCGAATATGCTGTTACGCTTAAGGCATCAAAATGGAGATCTGATGCCAGAGGAAGAACAAGCAGTCAGGATAAGATAGAATTATAGAGAATACCCGCTTACAGAAGTAGGCGGGTATTTTTATACCTATTTTGGAAGGATATAGTGTGAGCAACATATATCCTTTTTTTATTTTTTTCAAAAGAGTATATTGACTTTTTTTCAAAGAGTCTTTTACGCTGATTATATGGTAAAAGAGAGAAGAAAAACACTCATTCGAAGTGTTTGGATAATGAGGTCTATTTTTTGCAAAAAATTGAAAGGAGCATTTAATATGCAGAATGAAATCGAAATATTCAAAAATGAAGAATTTGGGCAAATAAGGACAATTGATATTGAGGGTAAGCCGTATTTTATGGCAAGTGATGTGGCGAAAGCGTTGGGATATGCAAATCCTAATAAGGCAATAAATGATCATTGCAGGGCTATAACGAAACGTTCTACCCACATAAGCGGGAAAATGCAGGAAGTTAATTTTATTTCCGAGGGGGATTTATATCGTCTCATATCTCAAAGTAAATTGCCGTCAGCAGAAAGATTTGAAAGTTGGGTATTTGATGAAGTCCTTCCATCAATTCGAAAACATGGTATATATGCAGTGGATGAATTACTTAAGGATCCCGATCTTGCCATTAAGGCATTTACAGCATTGAAAGAGGAAAAGGAGCGGAATAAAACTTTACAGACAGACAATGATCGTATGCGTCCGAAAGAGGTATTTGCGGATGCCGTGGCTGCCAGTCATACATCCATACTTATCGGAGATTTGGCAAAATTGCTGAAGCAGAACGGAGTCGATATTGGTCAGAAGAGATTATTTGTTTGGATGCGGGAAAATGGATATCTGATCAAACGACAGGGTTCGGATTGGAATATGCCAACACAGCGGAGTATGGAAATGGAATTGTTTGAAGTGAAAGAAAGCACAGTAAATAATCCGGATGGCTCCGTGAGAATTAATAAGACAACCAAGGTTACAGGAAAAGGACAGCAGTACTTTATTAATAAATTTTTGGGTTCAGTGACTTAAATATAAGTATGCAATAAAGCAGTATATGGTACCTAGAGAGCTTAGCAATAGGCTCTCTTTTTTATACAAAAATCAAAGAAAGAGAGGACAACAATATGTCAAAATTTAGCAGATTCATGAAGGAGAACAAAAAGGAGAAGAAAAACGGGTGTTATGCACCAACAGTGTCGCTTACGGATGAAAATGGCAAGCCGTTAGAGTGGGAATTTCGTCATATTACATCAAAGGAAAATGAGAAATTAAGGGACGAATGCATGATCGATGTACAGGTTACAGGAAAGCCAAATGTATATAGACCGAAATTGGATTTAACAAAATATCTTGCAAAGATGATCACGGCATCTACCGTGACACCGGATCTTTACAATGCAGAGCTGCAGGATTCCTACGGTGTACAGACACCGGAAGAGTTAGTATATGAGATGGTAGATGATGCCGGAGAATATCAGGAACTTAGTGCATGGATACAGGAATTTCAGGGATTTACCAAGACGCTTGATGATAAGGTAGATGAAGCAAAAAACTAATTGAGGAGGGGGATGGCGAAGCGAATTACGCGCATTATGCCCTCCTGAAACTCCATATCCTTCCGTCTGTTTTCCTTGCAATGGACGAGCAGGAAAAGGCGTTTGTGATCGCGTCCATAAAAATAAAGATGGAAAAAGATAAAGAGGAAGAAGAAAAAGCCAAACGGGAAGCAAAGAGAAGAGGAAGGAGGTAGCTGAGTGGGTACGATCCGTACAGGAATTGAATTGAATGATAATTTTAGTTCCGTTTTATATAACATCATAGGTTCGGTCAACCTTGCCATTTATCAGATGGAAGAAATGCGTCAGTCTTTGAGTGCTTCAATTGATACTTCGCACATCGAAGGCGCGAGAGAATCAATCGATCGTGCAACAATGTCCTTAAGGGAGATGGAGGAGGCTGCTTCTGTTTCAGTTGCTCCGGCAATGTCATCTATGAATGTAGCTGCTGCAAATAGTAGCTATGAGCAGTTAAGGCAGAACGTAGAATCTACAGGTCAACATATTCGTGATAATACGAGTGAACAACAGAGATTCAATCAGGCTGTTGACGGAGGCACAGCAAGTTCTAATAATCTGCTGAAAGGTCTTATGGGCTTGTCTATTGTGAAATCTATTGTCAATACGGTAACAGGTCAGGTCGATGCAGCAATGAAGAGAATGGACACAATGACGAACTTTCAGCGGACAATGACAGCCATTACAGGAAGTTCTGATATGGCGGCTGCTTCATTGAGCCAGTTGAAGGACATTACAACAGGAACTGCTTATGGACTGGATGTGGCAGCAAGAGCAGTACAGAATTTTACAACCAGAGGGATGGGTATTGGTAATGCCACATCCGAAGTTGGAAAGTGGGCAGATGCAGTAGCGTTCTATGGAGATGGAACCAATGAGTCACTGACAACGGTAACGGATGCACTTGGTAAGATGATGACCAAGGGTACGGTTGAAATGGAGCAGTTGAACAGACTTACCTACAATGGAATCGATGCTGTGGGTATGTATGCACAGGCTACCGGACGATCTGCCGCAGATGTTCAGAGTGATTTATCAGATGGCGTCATATCATCAATGGATTTCATATCAACAGTGTCCACTGCATTTGAAGAGGGAACGAATGGAGTCTTAAATATTTCAGGAGCAGCCAAAGAAGCGGGAGCAACGTGGGCGACCACAATTGCAAATGCCAAGGCGGCAATCACAAGGGGTTGGATATCATTAATAGACAATGCCAATGCAGCCTTGGCGAACGCAGGATTTGGAACGATCCTTGATGGAATCAGGGAATTTGGAGAGACAGCAGAAATTGTTATGGGTAAAATAGGTGTTGCTGTAGGGATTATGCTTACAATACTATCCCCGGCATTTCAATTCATGCAGGATGCGGCAGGATTTATAGCAGATAATTGGTCAATACTTGAGCCGATAGTCTGGGGACTGATAGCCGCGTTGGTTGTTTATAATGCGACAATGGGAATTGCATGGTTGACTACGTTGCAGAATATTGCGGCAAAGATAGCTCATGCACTTGCCAGTGCTGCCGAAACCGTGGCGATTTTTGCTCTGATAGCAGCACAGGATGGATTGAATGCGGCATTAGCGGCATGTCCTTTGACGTGGATCATCATTTTGATCATAGCTATTATTGCACTGATTTTTGCTGTTTGTACAGCAATTGCAAAAATGACAGGAGTTGCAAATACCGGATTTGGTGTTATTTGTGGAGGAATTAGTGTTGCGATTCAGTTTTTTAAAAATTTGGGTCTGACGGTTGCCGATATTGCATTAGGAATTGGTATGGCTATTAATACCTTGGGTCAAAATATTATGACAGCTTTTGGTAATGCAATCCGTGCTGTACAGTCATGGTGGTATGGTTTACTATCAACAGTTATGACAGTGATTTCCGGTATCTGTGCACAGCTTAATAAACTTCCGTTTGTGGAGTTCGATTATTCGGGAGTAACAGAAGCAGCAAATAAATATGCCGGGAAAGCGGCAGAGTTAGCCGGACAAAAAGGTGACTATGAGTCAATAGGTGCAGCATTTAATAAAGGCATGAATACATTTGATGTATTTCCTAAAAATTGGGTAAATGATGCCTTTAATAAAGGGACAGAAAAAGGTGATGAACTTGCAGGAAAAATGTCAAATTTTTTGAATGGTTTTGGAAAAATCCCGAAAGAAGAGGAATACACCAAAGGCTATGGCGATGACAGCACGAATAACCTCGGCGATACACTCGATAAGAGTGGAACAGGAAATAAGGTTGCAGACATTGCAAACAGTGCCGGAAACATCGAGAACACTTTAACCGCCACAAGCGAAGATTTGAAATACCTTAGAGACATTGCAGAGAGAGACACGATCAATCGTTTCACAACGGCAGAAATCAGCATTGTTCAGACAAATAACAATAAAATAGCCTCTGACATGGATTTAGACGGTGTTGTAGAAGGTCTGACCAGTGCAGTAGATGAGGCAATCAGTAATGCTACAGAGGGGGTGCATTAAGTGGCATCTAAAAAAAAGCCTAAAAAGATGAGTCGGAAAAAAGAGATGACCATCCCCGGAGCGGGAAAAGGCGGGTATTATGTATATTTAAACAAATGCCTGCTCCCGGTCACACCGGGTAAGATCGAGATGAAGATCAACAATTCCAACAAGACCATAAAGCTCATCAATGATGGAGAGATTAATATATTAAAAACTCCGGGACTGACAGACATTGATTTTGAATGTGAGATACCGCAGCAACAGTATCCATATGCGGTCTATAAAAATAAGTTCAAGAAAGCATCTTACTTTCTGAATTACTTTGAAAAGCTGAAAAAGAATAAAAAACCATTTCAGTTTATAGTATGCAGAAGATTTCCAAATGGAAAAAAACTCTTCTATACAAATCTGAAAGTATCCTTAGAAGAGTATCGTATCACGGAGGATGCCGGAAATGGATTCGACCTGAAAGTTAAGATCAGTCTGAAACAATGGCGTAATTATGGTACCAAACAGGTAAAACTTAAGATCAAGGTAAACAAGCCACAGCCGGTAGTCAAAGAGGAACCGATACGCGAGACAGTAAATTCCCCGGAGCCGGTACAAAATCAGACTTATACAGTACAAAAGGGGGATTGCTTATGGAACATTGCTAAGAAGTTTTATAATAATGGTTCGCTATATACAGTCATCTATGAAGCAAATAAGGGTGTGATCGGCGGTAACCCCAATCTGATCTATCCGGGACAGGTGCTTACGATACCGCCGGTATAAGGAGTGAGGAGAGAATGAAAGTAGATTTATTAATAGCTGATGCGACCGGGAAAAAAGCCTATCGTCCGGTTGTGGAAGAAGGAATCACATGGTCTACAGAGCGGAGAGGCACACCGGGAAAGCTGACTTTTAAGATGCTTTGGGATAAAAAACTCAAAGTGTCGGAAGGGTGTGCTGTTTGTCTGAAAGTGGATGGAAAAAAGATTTTTTATGGTTTCATCTTTAAGCAGCAAAGAACAAAGGAGCAGCTTATCTCTGTAACGGCATATGATCAGCTTCGTTACCTGAAAAATAAAGATACGAAGGTCTATGAGGGAAAGACAGCCGCACAGCTTGTAAAGGAACTTGCGGATGATTACCGGATGAACACCGGCACACTGGAGAATACGCAATATGTGATAGGTTCCCGTGTGGAAGAAAACACGTCATTGTTTGAAATGATCGAGAATGCATTAGACCTGACATTGACTAATACCGGGCAGATGTTCGTCTTATATGACGATTATGGAAAACTCACACTAAAGAACCTATCATCTATGTATGTCAGAAAGAAAAATAAGTATCTTATGATCGATGATGGTGCAGGGGAAGATTTTGATTACACATCATCCATAGATGACAATACTTATAATCGTGTGAAATTAACATATGATAACGAAGATACCGGGCATCGTGATGTTTATATTGCGCAGCATGGAAAAAATATCAATAAGTGGGGCGTTTTACAGTATTATGAAACGTTACAGAAGGGAGAGAATGGTCAGGCGAAAGCAGATGCATTGCTCTCCCTTTATAATAAAAAGACCCGCAATCTGAAAATCAACAATGTTATTGGTGATAACCGTGTAAGAGCAGGATCTATGCTTGTTGTAAATTTGAATCTTGGGGATATGAAAGTAAAAAACTTTATGTTGGTGGAAAAGTGCCAGCATACCTATAAGAACAATGAGCATTTTATGAATCTGACATTGAGAGGAGGCGAATTCGTTGCCTGATGCAGTAGAGTTTGTAAAGTTAGTAAAAAAGGCTTCCGTAGAAGCAATGGAAGCAGCAAAGCCTGTAAATGTTTATTTCGGAGAGGTGGTTGGAACATCGCCTTTAAGAATTAACGTAGAGCAGAAAATGGTATTGGGGGAATCACAGATCGTGCTTACCCGGAATGTGACGGACTTTAAAACAGCCGTTACGGTTTCATGGAATACAGATGATAATTCAGCAACATTGTCTGGGAGAAAAGAGGTCACTGTGCATAATGGCTTGGCAGTCAGTGATAAGGTCCTTCTTATCAGACAGCAGAGTGGTCAAAAGTATTTTGTCATGGACAGGATAGGGTAGAGTGGATGATCCCTTCTGTATCTGGTTTTTTAGACCAGGAATTTGAAGTAGAAGAAGAGCCAAGCAAAAATTACCGGATGGATATTTACGGTGAGACAATCTGTGGAAAAATAGACGGACTGGAAGCGATGAAACAGGTCATTTATAAGATACTGAATACAGAACGCTACCAGCACATTATTTATTCCTGGAATTATGGAGTAGAGTTAGAGGATTTATATGGAGAACCGTCCTCTTATGTATGTCCGGAACTGGAACGCAGAATTACCGAAGCACTTGTACAGGATGACCGGATCAAGAGCGTGGATGAGTTCGCCTTTGAAATTGATGGACACGCTGTTACGGTAAGTTTTACGGTACATACGGTGTTTGGAGATATACAGACAGAGAAGGAGGTGGATGTTTAAATGTATGAGGAAGTCACATATGAAAGCATCTTAGAACGGATGTTAGAGAAAGTTCCGGATAACATGGATAAAAGGGAAGGATCTATTATCTATGATGCTTTAGCTCCGGCAGCAGTGGAATTGCAGCTTATGTATATAGAATTGGATGTGATTTTAAAGGAAACCTTTGCAGACACGGCATCTAGAGATTATCTCCTGCGAAGAGCAGAGGAACGTGGAATTACACCAAAAGCAGCTACTAAGGCAATATTAAAGGGGGTATTTACTCCATTGGACATTGAACTTTCTGAAGGAGAACGGTTTAGCTGTGATTCATTGAATTACAGAGTATTAGAGAAAATAAAAGCCGGTGAGTATCAAATGCAGTGTGAAACAGAAGGGGTAGGTGGCAATGGTAACTTTGGTATGCTGATTCCGGTAAATTACATCAACGGACTTAAAACGGCAGAGCTTACAGAGTTGTTGATACCAGGCGAGGATGAAGAAGAGACCGAAAGTATCCGTCAGAGATATTTTCAATCTTTTGATTCACAGGCATTTGGTGGTAACAAAAAGGATTATAAGGATAAGGTCCTTAGTATGGCAGGCATCGGGGCAGTCAAAGTGATTCCTGTGTGGAATGGTGGTGGAACAGTAAAGTTGACGATTCTGGATTCGGCTTACCAGAAAGCCGGCACTGCGCTGCTCACAAAAGTGCAGCAGCAAATTGATCCGGCAGATGGAGATGGAAGTGGGATTGCTCCTATCGGTCATGTGGTTACGGTAGACACACCGGAGGAATTAGAAGTTTCTGTAATTACAAGTATTACATATGATACAGGTTACAGCTTTTCTGCTTTGAGATCACAGATCGAAAATGCCATAAAAGGATATTTAGAAGGTCTTAGAAAGGAATGGCAGGACAAAGATGCCCTGGTTGTACGAATCGCACAGATAGAATCGCGTTTATTGGCGATAGAGGGAATTATTGATGTGACAGATACGAAATTAAATGGTACAGAGGAAAATTTAATAATATCCTCTGAAAAGATACCGGTTTTTGGAGGTGTGAGTGAGTGATACGAGAAGTTGATCTTGTCAGCTATCTGCCGGAGTTTTTGCGTGAGTATATAGAACTGAAAAAGATACTGGATGTTCAACAGCCGGAAGTCCAGTTATTAGAAGATCTCACGGAAAAGCTCAAAGATAATCAGTTTATTCTATTTGCAGATACACAGGGAATAGAAAAATTTGAGCAGATGCTGAAAATACAAGCGTTAGATGATGATACACTTGAAAATCGCAGATTCCGAATTATGTCCAGATGGAATAATAAGATACCATATACGGTACAAATACTCCGCAACAAGTTAGAAACTCTTTGTGGAAAAGATGGATATTCATTAAAGGTTATACATGGCGAATATCGCGTTGTTGTAAGAGTCAATCTGATTAACAAAAAGAATTTTTCTATGGTCAAGGAAATGTTAGAGGAAGTAATACCGGCAAACATGGAGATTGATCTATCACTACTTTATAATCAGCATGAAACTTTGGCAAAGTTCACTCATAAAGAATTAGCGAAATACACACATAGGCAGATCAGAGAGGAGGTTTTAAGCCATGTCAACGAAAACGAGTAATTTTGAGTATACGAAACCCGGAGTAGATGAGTTTTATGATGTGACAGAATATAATCAGACACTGGATCAGATTGATGCCGATATGCAGGAGAGAAAAGATGCAGAAGAGTTAAAAGCAACATCCAGTGTTTCAGGACATATCAAATTAAGTGATTCATCCGCTGTTACGGACAGCACTGGATTAGCTTTGCCGACTACGGAGAAGAATGCGAGCATTGATGGAACATTGGCAAACCAGATAGCTAATATCAGAGGACTTGATCTGATCTGGTACAATACCGGAAGCAACTTTAATATGACAGACTCTTACTCCGAGAATCAGAATGTTGCTGTTCCAGAAAAATACGATGCATTTATGATATTTTTTAATTCCGGAGCCGTATGCTGTGTTCGTAACACTGTTGGGGCAGAAATCACAACTACCCATGTGTTAAATATTAATAGCAGCACATACGATCTTGTTTGGGCAAAAAGAAAATTTTATATAAATAATACCACGCCTAACAGAGTCATAACATTTGAACCATGTTATTACAGAGCATTCGCAGCGGGATCATCATATAAACTTGCGAACGGTACCTGCATTCCGCTTAGAATCTATGGAATTAAAGGATAAAAAGGATAATAAGGAGGTTGAATCATGGAATATATCAAAGCAAATGGCGCAGAGTACGCCTGCAGTTCAGCAATTACAGGAATTGACAGTATTTCATTTTTAATTGTGCATCAGAAAGTAGCAGACATGGAGGAAGCCTTTCGACCGGTCACGGAGCTTACCGTGTCAGGCGAAGATAGAGAGGTTTATGGTACATATAAGAACCTGTCTTTTGAATCCGCGGCTGTCTATGGGGACGGAACGGTAATGGTTACTATGCATATGAAATCTGCAACAGAACTTCGTTTAGAAAGCCTTGAACAGACACAGGCAGAACAGGACGAGGTCTTGGCAGAATTGTTAGGAGGTGAAGCATAATGAGTAATTCAGCGAAAAACATCATGCTCCGTGTCATCCGCCGGAGAATGGCAGAGGGCGAAGAACTTGAGGATATCTTGGCCGCTTATCCCAAGCTGACGGATGCAGAGAAAGAAGAATTAAGAGCAGCGATCACAGATTAGAGCCTAAGCGCCTTGTATCAGAAGATACAGGGCGTTTTTGTATAAAAAGAAGAAAGGAAGTGTTAAAATGGCAAAATTATTTAACGGTATCAGCGTATGCGGCGGAGTCTTAGGAGGACTGCTGGCGTATTTCCTTGGAGGTTGGGACGTGCTGTTAAAGACCATCGTGTTTTTAGCAGTGGCTGACTATGTGACCGGACTTATCAAAGCAGTTTATTTAAAACAGCTTAGTTCAGAGGTGGGTTACAAAGGACTTTTGAAAAAGATCCTGATGTTTATCATCATTGCGGTAGCATTTGAGATCCAGAAGTTTCTGAACCATGCAGTGGCACTTAGAGAGATCGTGATCACATTCTATGTGTGTAACGAAGCCATCAGCCTGTTAGAGAATGCAGCAGAGTTTATTCCGATTCCGGAAAAGTTGAAAGAGGTATTGATCCAGTTAAGAGACAAGGAGGAACAGTAAATGAAAGTATCAGAAAAAGGATTAGCAATTATCAAAAAGTATGAGGGATGCCGATTAACGGCATATGTTTGCCCGGCAGGAAAGTTGACGATCGGGTATGGACACACGAAAGGCGTGAAGAAAGGACAGAAAATCACACAGGCACAGGCAGAAGCCTATCTGCGTGAAGATGTGGCAGGTGCCGAGAAAGCGGTCAATGCGATTGGAAAAGGATTCAATCAGAATCAGTTTGATGCACTGGTGTCCTTTACATACAACTGCGGATCAGGCAACTTAAAGACACTTTGTAAGGACAGAAGTGTAGATCAGATCGGAGAGAAAATCATTCTCTATAACAAAGCGAACGGAAAGAAATTGAACGGACTGGTAAGACGTAGAGAAGAGGAGCAGAGATTGTACAAGACTCCATGTGCTACTGTTCAGCCGGTACATGCAGCAAGAGACAATACAGAGCTTCCGACGATCCGAAGAGGCAGCAAGGGTGAAGCGGTCAGAAAGCTGCAGCAGGCATTGCTTGATCAGAAATTTAAGTCCTGTGAGATCAACGGTAAGAAAAAATACTTAGCAGCAGACGGAGATTTTGGAGCAATCACCGAGAAAATCTTAAGGAGATGGCAGTCTTATAAAGGATTAAAAGTGGATGGAGTCTGCGGACCGAAAACATGGGCGAGCCTTGGGTATTAG